ACTTTTTTGCACCAATTGCTTTAACTACCATAGTTGGAACGTCTGGTGCTTCTCTAAGTATAGCATCTTTAATCCACATCATAGCCTGCATGGAATTTTTATTTAACCTGTCAATAACACCCTGTCTTGCTAATTCCAAATATTCGTTGTAGTACTTATCCTGATCCCTTTTTGGTAAACTGTTGATTGCCTTTACGGTCTTATCTTTATCTTTGTGTCTACCATTTTTTCCACCATCAAAATTATCTATGGGAGGCATGCCTTTGATTTTAGAATATACTTGGTTGTAGATCAACTGCCGAAGGGCATCATGGCCAGATTTATCCTTAAAACTTGGTCCGCCCTTACTGTTCACAAATATCGTCCTGTGATATGTATTTAGTTGAGGTTCAGATGTTTTCTTTCCACCAGCCTTGAGACTAACACCCAACATAGCACCATCTGTATATTCTATGAACATATCGCCGGGATGACTCCCTGGCACACCTTTTGGTTTACCACGATATCCCCAATACACATTTTTAATAGATTTTGCGTTGTGTGAATCGTTTATGAATTTCAATATACCTAACGCAGCATCCATTTTCTCTTTATATTTAGACGAACCTTCTGCACCATTAACTGTCTTTTCAGCTGCGGGTAGATCAGATTTAATAATACTCTTACACGAACCCAAGTCAACAGACATTAGTTTTTCCATGAAATCCTCAATGTTTTTAGGATTTAATTTCTTTTCAAATGCAATGCATGGAAAGAGTTCTGTGATACTAGAATTGAGAGTACTTTCACCCATACCACCAGACTTAGGTTTAACATTAATTCTAAAATTTCTTCCATCAAATGTGCCATCAATAGGGTCAACTGAAGAATTTGTAGATGTCGTATTTGCTGAAATTCCAGCATTTTTTAGACGCCGTAGAATTTCATCTCTATCAGTATCTCTATCTTCAGAGGAAACTCTAATTTGAACTCTTGAAGTCTCAGATTTGTCTGTTTGTGTAAATTCAAAACCATCTAATACATCATCTGGAAGATCAATATCCTCAGACAAAAACGACTGAACCTTATCGACATGCGGAATATATGATTCTGTACGGGGGCGCAGTTGTTGAACATATTGTTGCAGTGACATTAATTTCTCCATATCCATTAAATAAAAATAGGGGATGAAACCCTCACCCCCTATTTATACATAGTCTATGTTATAATGTCAAGCGTTAATCCGTAGTTTCTTCAGTGTTGTAGTTGTTTTTAGTATCCTCAATTTCATGGTCAAGATTTTTGATATCAATCGTAAAACCCTTAGAATCAAGCCAAAACATCATCTCTTTCTTCCATGCAGAAATGTTTGCCTCATAATTATCTTTAGCATCAACGTCTGGATGGTGTATAATAAGTTTTAACTTCTTACGGAACTGAGCGGTTTCATTTTTAGGATTATTATCACTATAAAAGTCAAGCAAAACTGTTTGACCTTTAAACTGCCCAGATGACATATATCTTCCAATCCATTCTTCATTGTCAGCGTTGTTTTTAATTGTTTCAAGTTCAGATCGAGTATAATCTTTCCACTTTTTACCTTTCTTTCCAGTTTTGATATCAGATTGAGCTCTTGCAATAGCTTTCTTAATAGACCAACCCTTTAGACCAAGGATAGTTTTTAACTGTTTTTTCGCAATCGTTGAGTTTGGTTCAACTCCTGTCTCGGACTTTAATTCAACAAGAAGTTTTGCACCATCTTCATAATCTGAATTGTATTTAATCTTGTCACTGTTCTTGTTATCAAAACCAGCAAGAGCTTTCAGAAAATACTTGGATTTACCTTCAAGAATTTCATACGGCACACGGCAAGTTGGAGATTCTAGAACCTTTTGCTTAGACATTGCCATAAGTCCATGACGTTTTCCAACAACCACATCTGAGCCAGGTGGAAAACCAAATAACTCTCCAACACCCTCAAAGATTAGTATGGGTTTCATATTAGAGATGTTGTTTCCTATCTCCCCCAATTCAGATGCAATTTCACGTATATGAAATGGATTATCCTTTGCTCTTACTTGATATGTGTACATCTTCTTCAAAGCTTTTACAGATTCAGGATTATCTTCATCAACCCATTCTACCGAATCCACCATACCCCGGAACCATTCCAAATACTCATCTGATGGCAATGTATCCTTTCCTATGGGCGGTATTCCATATGACAGATTGTATGTAGCCGGGTTAGTCTTAATATTGGGTACTTCTTGTAACATTTTATGTTCTTTCATTTGTAAAAATTTATAATCGTTGTTAACTTCGATTACTTCAACATTAAAAAGGGGTTTATTCCCTTGAATAAGTTTCTTAAACTCCTTGTTCTCTGAACTTGTCCAATAAGGTTCACCACCATCTTCTGGCAGAAACCCCTTTTTAATTCCTAAATACCACACTCCATTTTCCACATTAGTCCATTTATACATGTAACAATTATAGTTACTGGAATTGTGGCCGATACCGGGTGGTAAAGTTCTCTCTATAACGCTTGGTGGTAATAACACTATAACCTACCTTTAAATTCTGGAGCGGGCCGAGAGAATCGAACTCCCATAAAAAGGTTGGAAACCTCTTGCATTACCATTATGCTATGCCCGCTTATTCTGTTCATCATTATCTCAAGCTTCTCAAGCTAACATATCTATATGATAATGTCAAGTGCTTTTAAAAAATTTATCTTATTATATCTATCTGATCAGCATTTGTATTCCACGTTTCAGCGACAGTGCGAGTCCGTCCATCAGCAATAAGTGACTCATATCTCTTGGATGCTTTGTTGGACCACCAATCACAAACTCCTTGAAAACTATAACGATCCCAATTATCTTTTCTTTGTAGTTCATTAGTTTCCATATTCAAATATTCTTTTACGTTTGAATACCCAAAGTCTCCAAGATAAGAACGCTTCTGTTCAGTTAGTTTTTTTGCATCAAGAAATGTTTGACAAAACTTATTATAAGCATCTTCATCCACATCCTTGAGTGATGCCTTGATGATAGAAATCATCTTAGTCTGACTCTTTAGTTTTCTGCTGGACGCTTCTGGATCAACGAGTGGTTCACCCATTTTATCTTCAAACCAAGATTTCAATTGTCGATATTTTTCATCATTAATCAGTGGCGCAAAGTCAGATACAGTTTCACCTTTATGACGTAAAAATGGTTTCATGCCGTCATACTGTGATACACTTTTAGTTGTCCCATATAAACTTGTGGTTTCAAACATACAGAATGGTCCACCATACTTTTTATCCAAAATATCTTTTGCCAGATGTGAACAAGCGATTGCAGCTAGTAGTTTACCACCAAGACAATTGAATCCAAATGGTTGCACAGCGACTAGGGCAAAGCCCATTATAGTAGAGTCATTGAAACGCTTCATAACTTCTTTATTCATTGTATCTAGCGGTTTACCTAGAAACATATTGCGAGGTTTAGAATTAATAGTAGGTGAACCAAGACGAATAAAACCAACAATCTTATTAGTATTCTTTTCATACACTAACAACTTAATAGATTTGCCGGGAATAGAAGCTTCCACAGCATGAGAGGTTACAATCTCTAGATAGTTCACAAACATTTCACTTGATACTTCACGGCACTCAAACTCCATATCTTTTGGATGCATGGTGTGATCATTGAAAAAATCATCTTGCGGGCCTATACCGGGCAGGGACGTAGGGTAATTGGACATTCTTTCAAGTTTGACCTTGCGAAGATAGTCATCAATCCTACCAAAACTGGAAAAGTAATCTACAAACACATTCGCTGCATAGAGCGCATCTTCTCTATTCAATATCATCCAAAGAAATCCTCTAGTGTTCCCACTTCATCATTTTTCAGTATCCAGTTCATCTTATCCGTTATCACACGCAACGGCGCCAAGAAACTGTCTTCATATTGGCTAGTATAGTCAACCATCGGTAAAATGTCAAGTTCCTTTGGTATCTTTGTCATAAAAGAAAACGCAGAGGCTTGATAGATATTGTCTTTGAGATTTACAAATTTCACCTTGTCTCCTTCTTGAATAGAAACATACTTATTGCCAAGTTTGTTCTCATCTACGAGATGGTTGTAGAGTATTGCACCTTTAACATGCTTGGGTGCGCCGAGTGCAAATAAACGATCTGTTCCACGAAACTTCTTCAACCCATTACATGAACGGGGATAGGCAATTTCTTCTGGTGGCAATGTCATAAACTCCTCACGAAAATCTTGTATAAAGGTATTTAGCATCTCCTCATCACCACCCATGATGATTCTGATTGCTTCCTTCAACTTTTCCCGACATGGTGCAGGGGTTGAACTCTTCACGCTCTCAAGGCCCATGATCTTGAGTTTGGGTTCCTTGAACCGCACACCTTCCATATCATACAGGTTTAGAATGTAGCGCTTTTTTGCTGTCCAGATTCCCTTGTCAGCGATGGCCTCAC